TTCTTAAATTTGTCCACCTATGTAAAAAACATGACATTGACATTCCTATAATCGAGTTTGGTGTAGACGATATTGTTCGCTCAGACATCGTTGCTAGAATTGTTAGGATGCTTATGGAGGAGAAACTTTAAATGGCAAACCTAACAACGACCCCATCAAAGGCTAAGACAAAAAGCCTTGGGGATCCTAATGCTGCGTATGAATCTATGCGGCCTCTCTGGGAACGAGCCAGAGCTGTTCTAAATGGACAGACACATGCACGAGCATATGATGACGTAATTGATACTGCAAACTACAGTAACTTATTATTACCTTTCTCTCCTACAATGAGTCCACAGCAGTACAACTTCTATCGTGCTGAAGGTGAACTTCCTGGTTTAACAGCACAATATGCTAAGGTACTTGTAGGTGGTTTGTTACGTAAACAAGCCACTATGGAGCTACCAGACAACTTGTTTCCAGAAGGAACTGAAGACTGGATTCGTAATTCCTTTGGCTCTGATGGCACTTCACTGCATGGCTTCTTAGATGCCGCTATTTGGGAAGAGCTTCAGTCGTCAAGAGCTTGGTGTTTAGTAGACTATCCTACAGTAGCTAACCCAGATGCACTTACAGTAGAGGAAGCTAAAGCTCTTTCTCCTTATGTAATGCTCATCCAAGCAGAAAACATTATTAATTGGCGTAGAGGCCAAGACCGTAACACTAATAAACAAGTACTAACAAGTTTACTTTTCCGTTATTACATGGAAGACTATACTAAGAATGAATTCCATCCAGACTATGTAGACACAGTTACTCACTACTTTTTAGATGAGTCAGGTTTGCTTGTCGTAGATACTTATACACGAGACACTAATGAATCTGTAAACGTTATTAATGGTAATGTTACATCTAAGTACCAAACAGATAATGCTAATGCAGCATGGGTAAAGACACGAACAGAGGTACCTCTAATGAATGGTGAGCGAATGAACTTCATTCCTGCCTATCCATTGAATGGTCAGATTGATCCTGTTGAGCCAATCCTACAATCATTAATTGATCGTGAGATTGCGTTGTACAACAAGATTAGCCGTCGTAACCATTTACTCTATGGTGCTGCAACATACACTCCAGTGGTCATGTCAGATATGACTGATGAAGAGTTTGAAAACATTGTTGATGCTGGCTTAGGCTCATGGATCAAGCTTCGTGCAGGAGACGACATTAAAGCACTCGATACACCTACAGGTGCTCTAAAAGATATGGAGGCAAGTATTGCCGCTACTATCGAAGAAATGGCTCGCATGGGCATTCGTATGCTCTCTCCAGAAGGTTCTTCAGGTGAGTCAGGCGTAAGTTTAGAGATCCGTAATGCGGCTCAAACAGCCCAATTAGGTATGCTTAATACTCGTATTTCAGAGACAATGAGACAGATCATTACAGTGATGCTTAAGTGGAAATATAATATTGATGTGCTTTCAACAGATATCAAATTTACATTAAGTGCTGACTTTAATCCTACACCAGTAGGCGCAGACTGGATGAGACTAGTTACAGAGTGGTACCAGCAAGGTATTATTCCACGTTCTACATTTATCTCTATTGCTAAATTCAATGATGTGCTCCCAGCTGAGTACAATGATGAAGATGGCGTAGCAGAAATCCAGAGTGATCCTCTAGTAGACAACATGGCTACTCGTATTGACTCTACTATTGCTGAAACAGACAATATGCGTCCTGATAATAACAACAACGACAACACTGTATAATACGGGCATCCTTGATGCATATATTGTATAGTATCAAGGGAAAATATGCCAACTCCTATTAATACGGAAATATATGACAAAATTGTGCAGCACTTAGCTGATACAAGGTTATATGAAGCGGAAACCTCTACTAATGTAAGTAGGGGCATCCGTAGACATCAAAAGAGACTTAAAATTCTCTTGTCTAAAAACATTAAGGCTGATGTTAAACCTGAAGTGACTCGTTCTACAAAAGAACTTCACATGATTGTTAGCAACTCAGTCAGTGACTACGCAGATGCCTCTGTAAGCTTTCACTCTAACAACTTAGAGAAAAATGCTGGAGGTTTCTTTAGAGTGCAACGACCTAGGGGTAGTGACGCTATCCCAAAATTAATTGGACCTAATATTACTGCGTCTAAAAGTCTTAGAGATCACTTTGATACTGTCGGTAGTACTGAGCTTGCTAGGATTGATGGAAAAATAAAGTCAGGATTAGCAGACAATAAACCTTTAAAACAAATTATAGATGACGTAATCCGCACTACAACACTTACTGAAGTTCAGGCTAAAGTGCTTGTCAGAACCGCTATCACTAATACTCAGTCTAATGCTATGAACTTAGTAATGGACAGAAACAAAGAACTTCTAGTAGGATATCGCTTTACTGCTGTGCTTGATAATAGAACATCTAGAATCTGTGCTCACCATGATGGTCAAGTATACAAGATTGATGACTTACGTTACAGACCTCCATTACATTGGAACTGTCGTAGTTCTATGGTTCCTATTTTAAAGAATAAAAAAGACTTATTAGCTTCTGCTGAAGCTCCTGATTCTAGAGTTAAAATAAATAAATTAAAAGATACCTCAGAGGCAATTCTAGACGGTACTGTCCCACTAGTAGAAACATATGGCACATGGCTAAAAAGACAAGCTATGGAAATCCAGGTAAAACACTTAGGTAGTGAGGAGAGGGCAGGATTACTTCAAAAAGGTATTCTAGAGGTAAAAGCGTTTACAACATCTAAGGGTCAACAATTAAGTATTGCTGCACTTAGAAAACTAGATAACGCTAGAACTACTTACTTTCCAACTCGACAAGCAGCTGTATCACAGGCTGAGTCAAATTTGTTTGTTGTTAATGCAACTAAACCTAACGACTTACTTAGAAATACAGAAGCAGCTAAACAATTAAAGGCAATGTATATTGCTGATACTGAAAATACTGCACAGTCTTTATCTTTAGTAGACTATCGTGGTACTACCCTACAAGGTAAACGATCAGTTAGAGTTAGAAGCAATAATGAGTTTGATGAACGTAATAATAGCTTTGATCCTTTTACAGGTGAACAAAGTAGTACCTTGTTGTATGATCCAGACTTTGGTGTATTACAAGAACGTATTGATTTTATTAAAAATTCAAAGGCACTAAGCCAAGATCAAAAGACTTGGATACAAGAGTTTGTAGATAGCTTAGATGACTCTGTTTCAGTAAACCAACAAACTGCCATTGCTGAGAATCTTCGGGTTGTATTTGAACGATACAATAACGATAAGCAACCATGGGTTAACTTCATGAATGTTGCTCGTAGTGAAATGCAATTCTCTGTAGTAAACACTAGTCGTATTCTCGATCGTAGATCTAGAGCTAGGTCTTCACAATTTGACTCTTATGGAGTTGCTGGTGAACCTGCTAAAGTCCAAGTGTTTGGAAAATATTATACCTTTGATGACATTATAGACAATAACATTAATAACCAAAGATACTCTAGAAATTGGTCAGAGACTGAAGGTAAACCTTTAGCTCGTAAACTTTATTATACAGGAAGAACTCCCTTATACACTTGGTTTAAAGGTTCTCCTAGAATTTCAACAGATAGCTTTAAAACTAAAGTTATTAAGTTTCTTGAGGATACTGTTCCAGGAGCTAAATTCTTTTTCAAAGATAAAGTTCCTGAAGAAAGACTCATTGATGAATTTCTTAGGAATAGAAGAGAAGACTATCGCAAAATTGTTGACTTAGAATTTTTGTTTGGTAAACAAAGACAAAACTATTTAAATCAATTAGTTGAAGGTGGCACTAACGATAAGAAAGCTATTGAAGCTGTATCTAATGCACTAACACTAGTTGCTGATGGTAAGTCTACCGACTACGATTCACTTGCAATTAATATTGGAAAGTCTTTAAGAGAATCTTGGAATGTTCCTGAATTTCCTTTCTTTAAACCTACACTACAAGACTATCATGCTGATGGTTCTCAAGTACTGACTGCTTTAAAAGATAAAGGCTACATTCGTGTAGTTCTTAGAGGTAAAACCCGAAGATCAGTTATTGACCTTGAAACAGGTCGGGCTAGCGGTCCTTGGAGAGACACTAAGAGTCGTGAGGTACAAATACTAAACCCTGACATGCTAGAACTACAAAGAGCTAATCGTAGTCTACTAATAGCAAAGAGAATTGGCATTACACAAAATAAAGACAAACTTTATGTAAGGCCAAACGCTAAAAACTATTATGATGCTCGTGGTAATAATACCTTTATACCTATTGTTACACGTAGAGCTAATGCTAATTACGATAGAGTATTAATTGATAATGATTTTGCTGATATGCTTAATCATACTATGTCTGTTCAATACGAGGTTGATAATGAATTCTCTGGATTCATGGAAGACATTGTACGCTTTAGAGATCCCCGTGGGAATGTAAAGAAGTATGATGACTTAAATGATTTTAGAAAACTTATTTTAACTCGTGGAGATCAAGGCTATAGTTTGATGCAGACTGTAAAGTATCATCGAGATAATGGAAAACCGTTTAGTGTTGTAGCTAATATCGATGGTCGTGGTCGAGTATACTATCAAGGATTCTTAACACCAACAGGTGGTGAAGTTGTACGCCCATTTTTAAACACAGCAAAAGCTGAAACAATGACTCCTGAAATAATTCAAGAATTAATGATTCAAACTGGTTCTATGTTAGGTCCAGCAACTGAAGCGTTAACTCAAGCAGGTAGAATGGAAATCTTTTTAAGAAATGAAAAAGATATTCTTAGTCTTGGTCGTCTAATGATGGAGACAACTCAGAGAGATAGAAGATTAAGAGAGTATTTAGAGCATCCTATTATTCGTGCTACTGAAGCAGAGGAAGTTGCTAAGATCTCTCGATTAGCTTTAGAGTATGCTCGTGTACATAAAGCTGTGGATGGTAACTTTAATGATACAGTTAAGTTATCACAATATAAAACAAAACTAATGATTGAGAATGATGCCTCTTCATCAGGTGCCCAGATTATTGGATTAAGCACAGGTGACAGAGATATTTCTCTCAACTCAAATGTGTTACCTACAATGCAAAAGAATCGTTTGTATGACTTAGTGGCTATGGATACAGTGTCTGATCCTGCCTTTCAGAAAATACAAGGATTAAGAGATGCTAACATACAATGGACTGATTTACAAAAAGCTGCTAAAGCTCAGAACATGGTCTCATTCTATGGTGCAGGTAAAGCAACACAAGCCGCTAATATTGAAGCTAAATTTGCTTCAGTGTTAGAAACAAAAGGATATACAGTTATTACTCGTGAGGAATTACGTGGAGTAACTAATATTATAGATAGATCAATAAAAGATGCAGAACGGCTAGGTGCCGATAATGTTATCTTTGGTCTAAAACAATTGAAACGTGAGATTAATGAAGTTGTTGAAGGTGAAACCTCTGTGGGGCAAGAACTTTTAGCACATGCTCGTGACTCTCACCCAGATGTAGAAGCGTTTGTCGATAAATTAATGAATGTACGAAAAGGGCTTATAGGTCCACAAGAGTTTAAAGCAGTCTCGGAGATTATGTCTTCTAAACTTGCTGAACGTGCTCCTGTAACTCAAAAATTCGTTCAATTCTGGAAAGAGGCTGCTAAAGCTTACGTTGATGAAACTCAGAAGGTCGATGTACCTTGGGTAACATTTGATGGTAAAACTTTATACCAGAGATATAGACCAAAAATCCAAACTAGCATTGAATTCTTTGATAAAGAAGCTAATAGGATGGTTCGAAACATTTATGAAGATCGTGCAGAAGATGCTTCACTTCTAGGAAAATCAAGTTTAGCTAGAGCGGGTATTGGTATGGGTGTTAATGGCAACCATATGAATGACGCTGCTATTGTAAGAAGATTTCATTTGTGGGGTCGTAAAAACGGTATTGAAACCGCTACGATTCACGATGCTTTCTTTACTAACATCGGACTTGCAGCAAAGTCAAAAGTAGCCCTTAGAGAAATCTATGCGGATGCTTTAGATGGTAATACAATAGAAAAAACTTTACTGGCATTAAAAGCAGAGGGTATGTCAAATGAAACATATCTTAAGCTTCGCCAAAAAGCTATTGAGGATGGCTTAATTAATCCCAAAAATAAAATTACGAGAAAAGAAATACTGGCTCCTATCCCTAAAGGAATGGATTGGTATGGTATTGGACCGTAGACGTTTATGTTTGTAACTAAAACCCAAAAATTAAAATTAAATGGCTGTGCCAAAGGAAAATAAAGATGAAAGTAGATAAGTTCGGAAACAAAGAGTTCCTCGATGATGGTACTACCCCTAACCCAGAATTTCAAACCGATCAGGTTGCAGATGCTGGCAATACAGGAGGTACTAATAATAAAGATACAGAAGACATGATCAATCGTATGGTTGAAGAGCGTCTTTCTAAAATCAAACAAAGTTTAGATAAAGCTTATCAAGAACGTGACAATGCTGTTAAAGAGCGTGTTCGTCTTGAGGATGAGGCTAAACAACGTAAGATGAAAGCTTTAGAGGATGATGGTAAGCATAAAGAAGTTGCTGAGATGAAGCTCGCAGAACTCACTGAAAAGCTTGCGTTAGCCGAAGGTAAAGTAACTGAACTCACCCGTGATGGTGCAGTTCGTAATGCATTAACTGGTCTTGATTTCCGTAATGATCGATCTGGCCAAATGGCTTATCGTGATATTATCGATCAACTCATTCAGGATCCAGAGACTGGTGCATGGATTCACAAATCTGGTGTATCAATCAAGGATTTTGTAGGACAATACGCAAAGAATGAAGATAACTCTTTCCTATTTAAACCTAAATCTAATTCAGGGGGCGGTGGTAGCAATATGAACGGTACTCCCAAACTCGATCCCAATAAGAAGATATCTGAAATGACCTCTGAAGAAGTGTTAGCACTTGCCGCAGGTGGAAAATTAGGTAGCTTTAACCTTTAAAATCACAGGAGATTTTTCAAAATGATTTCACATACAATGTTTCAAAACGTAGCTATTGCTATTTCTGCATACGCTGACGAAATGTACACCACTGCCAAAAAGCTAAACAGCACTGGTATTGTTGGTACTGATGCCCGTATTGACCCAACAGGCGAAAGCTTTATTGGTCAAATGCGCTGGTATAAACCCTTGGCTGCTAACATTAACGTTGCCAGCCTTTCCTCTGCTAGTAACGGTACCTATACTGATGTATCAACAGAAATTGCTGACTACATCAAGACAGTCCGTACATTCGGTTCTGAGCAAATTAACCTACAACAAATTGTTTCACAACAAGATGGTCTTTCTAAGATTGCTCGTGATTTCTCTGAAGTTCGTAGCCAAGACGAGTCTGACGCTATTGTTGCTACACTCAAAGGCGTAGCCGCTTACGAAGTTTCTCGTGGTGCTGGTTTAGTTGGTTATGATACAGATGGCGATGGCGCTACAACTGGTAATTTCGTAGATATTAACGCTGCTGGTACCTTTGGTGCTGCTGCTGCTACAGGCGCTGGTGATCAGCGTAAACTGTTTGACGCTACAGCTATTGGTGCTGCTCGTGGTCAACGTTTGTTCCAAGCTCTTGGCATGGCATTCAAGGATTATGAGCCTGACTTCATGTACATGGTTACTTCACCTGAAGTATTGGCTGAGTTGCGTGCTGCTAACTTGGTCGATGTTACAACTGTCACAGATGGTAACTTGACATTCCAAACAGTGTTTGGTGGTAAATTCCGTTTAATTCTCAGCCGTGTTGCTCAAGGTGACTTATCCGCTTCTGCCAATGTAAATGATCGTTCTACAAAGACTACATTTATTTGCAAGCCAGGTGCTATCAGCTTTACTAACATTGCTGTACCTACACCTGTTGAAGTTGATCGTAATGCTGCTTCCTACACTGGTGGTGGTTCTACCTCTATCTGGTATCGTTATGGCTTCGTAGTTCATCCAATGGGCTATGACTGGGCTGGTTCTACCAGTGCTTTCGCTACTAACACTAACTTTGGAACAGCTGGTTCATGGGCACGTAAGATGAGCGCACTAAACTTAGGTATTTTGCCTATTCTTCACGCTTAATCCATTAGGAGGAACTGATGGCACTTGAACAAGGTATTAATTGTTATGTGTCTCTCGAAGAAGCTGAAACATACTTCGAAACCCGAATCGATGCAGGATCTTGGATCAGTGCAGACGATGAGGATAGAGAGAGTGCATTAGTTACGGCAACTCTAATTCTTGACGAAAATCAATTCATTGGCGTTGCTGTCAGTTCCGATCAAAGTCTAGCGTGGCCTCGTAATGAGGCTACTGTTCTTGAACCAAGGATAGGTACTTATATTACTTATGCGGATGATGAAATTCCAGATAGACTTAAAAAGGCTACCTATGAAATGGCATATCATCTATTATCTAATGAAAATTTGTTAGATAATAAGTCTCAAAACTTTGAAGAAATTTCTATTGGAACTATATCTATTAAGGATACAAATAGAGATACAAGCAAAGTACCAATGACTCCAAGTCTAGTAAGGAAATTTATTAGACCACTATTAGTAAGAAATGGTTCTACCTCTTGGTGGAGGGCAAATTAATGTCCCTCAAAACAAAAGTACAAAATGCCGTTGATACAGCTTTTGAAAAGCTGAAAGATCTTTCGGTGGAAGCTACTTTTGATAACAAGATAGTTGAAGGATTTAACTTTTCTACTGGTACTATTACTAGTTCAGACCAATCATATGTTACATCTGGTTTTCTGACTACGAAAGAAAGCTATGCAAATGGCACACCAGTAACTAAAACAACCTTAACAATTCGCAATAATACAGATGTTACATTTGATAGATATTCGGAAGTAACTATTGGAAACAGTAGTTACAACTGCAATATTGTATCTAAAGATGACTTCATCGTTGTGCTTTCTTTATCGGGAGGCTAATCATGTATAGTTTACTCAAGGATGATATTTATGGAGTCTTTGCTTCAAACTCATGGGTTAATGCTGGCTACAAGGCTTATCCCGCTAACTATAATGGTACGATCGATACATCTAACACGTTTATTCGAGTTAGTATTTTGCCTGGAAAAGCGACATTAAACGCTTTTAGGTTTAAGAAAACTTTTAGTGGTCTTTTAATACTATCTATATTTGTCAAAGCAGGTGCAGGTGATAAAACACTTTTCACTGTAGCAGACGCCTTAGATTCTTTCTTTCAAGGGAAGACTTTAACAAATGGAACCCAATTTGGTCCGAGTACATTGAGTACTTTGGGCTTAGACCCTGCAGATGATTCACTTTATCGTGGGGACTATTCAATAAATTTTAAAGCTTATGGAGATTAAATAACATGGCACATATTACATCAATTGGCGCAGGCATCTTTTCCGCCCTCGCTATTAACACAACAGCTGTTACTGACTTAACAACAGTTGACACACTAGCTGAACTAGTAGCAAAGTTTACAAGTTCTGCTAATTTCACAGAAATTAAAAATGTTCGTGAGTTTCCACAAATTGGTACTCCTGCTAACATTGTTAACGTACCTGTGTATGGTCAGAAAGTATCTAGCCAAATCCAAGGTCAATCTGACGCTCCTAACCTAGAGATCACTTTGAACTATGTACCTAGCGAATGGTCTAGCTCAAGTGTGCTTGGCGCATTAGTTGGTGACGGTAATGTTTATACATTCCAGTTCTCAATGTTGAACGCTAAACCCGCTGGTCTAAACACTACCGCTGGTGGTTCTGGTCTAGGTTCTGTTGCTAACTCTAACTTCTACTTCGTTGGTAAAATCGAAGCATTGTTAGTTAGCCCACAGTTGACAGATGCTAACCAAGCAACATTGACTTTGTCTGCTCAAGGCGGCTTCTTCGGTCCTGCGACTGTAGCTGGCGCTTAATTGACAGAGAT